GCTACGTTTACTTTTGCGTTTGAGAACTCGTTACGAGCCTCTTGGTTCATCTCTGCCTCTAGACCAGTCAATCGGCCCTGAGCAGCTTCCTTTACCATTTTGCCGAAGCTAAATTGCTTGGCAGTGCGGGCCTCTGAATCGCCGAGGCCCTGGACGAACGCAGGAGCGTTCTTCTTGTTTTCTTTTCCCATAGTGGAATTTTGTTTGTTTGATTTATTATTACGAGCCTCGGTTGGCTCCTTTTTTTCTGTGTTAAACGCCTGTGAATATGGATGCGGCAAAATTGCTGGATCTACTAATTCATCTACTCGCTCTTCTTCTTCGTCCTCTTCCTCTTCTTCTTCTTCGCGCTCCTCGTCGTCTTCGTCCTCTTCTTCCTCCTCTTCGGATCGCATTTCCTCGTCCTCTTCCTCTTCTTCTTCCTTCTCTTCCTCGTCCTCTTCGTCCTCATCCTTTACGCCATCGTAATCGGAATCAACGCCAGGAGGTCGTGTCTCTGCTTTCTCCTCTTCCTCTTCGTCCTCGTCCATGTATCCCTTCTCTTCCTCGTCCTCTTCTTCGAGTTTTCGGAGTTCAGCTTCTACACCTTCGTCGAGGAAAGCCTCCATCGATCGCAAAGCAACCTCTGTAGTTGGATAGGCACCCTGAGTTGTAGGCGACACGTCAAACAATGTTTCGACTTCGTTGATTACACGAAGGTTGACACCGTCCTCTCGGCTCTCCCATGAATCGTCAGAGATCGTGAATCCGAAGCTAGATGTAGATACGTTGCCCATACGGATGTTCTCCGCTAGGTCCTTCGCGTAACTCTGGCTTCCGAGTTCAAATCGGTACTTGAGACCCTTGTCATCGACTTCCAGTTCTAATCCGCGACCCACGCGGGCCAATGGCATATTCCAGTCGTGATTGAACAGAGCGACAGTGTTAGTCATGTCAGCACCGTCAAAAGCACCTCGTGCAATTCGCTCGGCAAACCTTCCGCCAATAACGGTCTCGTCTTCAAATCGAGCGGCATATCCCTCCACGACTACGTTCCCGTCCTTTTCAGAACGGATCTCAAAGTCGGAGTTCAGTGACCTCTTTTCTAAGTTTTCCATTATTGGTTATTTATTTAGATGATAATTTATGCCCCTTTGGAAAGAGGTCTGTGTCATGCTTTCCTCCTCGGAACTTCTCGTTCTTTAAGGCGTAAAGATAGCTGTTTACTCTAGCAAAAGCCCATTGCTCTGGAGACTTGACGCTCGGTCTTACGCTGCCAGGGTTTGTCTTGTAAGCTCCGATTCCTCGGTTGTAAACTTTTTGCAAAGTAGCCTTAGTCGTTTTCTTATAGCTTGCGTCAACCCCCTCGTTATGGTCTTCTGCCTTCTTTTTGAGAGTGTCTGCTGCGGCTCGCTTTTCTTTTTCAGCTTTATTAATGGTGCGTTCACACCAGCCCTTCATGCTGTCACCACCCCAAGCAGCGTACATAATTGACCCGCAAATATCCTTGCCTTTGTCGTTCGTGAACTTACCTTGATCGTAAGTCTTAGCTCGTGACAAAAAAGAAAAAGTACGCTTCACCGTAGATAGGGTCAACTTTTGGCCTGTAGATAACTGCCGAGCACGAGTCCAACCCACGCTGGTTCCACAGCTTGTGCCTTTCTCTTCCTTGTGTTTCAAGGCGGCTTTGGCGCGATTTTTAGCGGCCTGTGGATATCCTCCGTAGGTTGCCATTATGCTAGGTCACTAATTACTGAGGCTGCGATAGCCGCCGTTAGCGCGGCAGCGTTTGCTGCGGCATCGTATCCATAAGTGATCTGCCAGACGCCCTTTCCTACACGCTGTTGCCACGGAGATGTGTCTTCTGCCGCACCGTCTTCTGCGGTGACTAAATCATCGACAACCCCAGTCAAAACCGTAATAGCAGCAGAGTCATAGAGCTTCATGGCTTTAGCCAGCTCTTTCACCATTACAAGCTGTTCTGCTGCATCTGGATCGGCGGCACCCTGGAAATAAGCCTGATGAGTGGTGGATAATTGTATCTTAGCGCCATCAGTACCCACAGCGGCTGTGGATCCCTTCGTTCGCACGTTGTTTACTTCAAAGTAGTGTGTGGGCATGTTATTCGTTGTTTTCTTCTTCTAAGTTCATTTTTGCTTGGTTATCCACCTCGTCAGAGCCCTGTGTATCCCCTTTAGAAACCACAGCGCTAGCGTAGTCAGACATAGAAGAAAGCGGTATTTGATTAAGTTGTATGTGGTGGTTGTCACCTCCTTGAACAGGCGCCAAGCCTTCCTTAGACCTGACTTCATTGATAGATAAAACGCCGTCAGAGAGAAGCGAATGATAGTAACTGGACCGAGACGATGAATCCGCCCGCAGCATTGAGTCGATGTCGAACCGACAGGAAAGGCTGTTGTCTTTTCGTAAAACTTTCCTTTCGATTTCAAGTTCGATTCTTCGCACCCACGGCAATATTGTTCCTTGAAAGAACTGTAATGTTTGCTGTTCATAGTTATCGTAAGATGAGTTACCCTCCATTCCAATGATCGCTGGAGGGACTTGGAAAAACCTTGCTATTTCCTCTGCTGTATGCTTCTTGACCTCTACGAACTGTAGTTGCTCCAAAGGCACAGAGAGCGGCTGGTAAGCAAAGCCACCCCCCAAGATAGCAACCTTGTGGGCATTCTTCTTGCCCATAAACTCCTGCTTCCAGCGCTCACTGGCCTCCCTCATCTGCTCAATTGTAAGCGGCTCCTTCGTTGTGAGGATACCACCGAGCATCCCGCCGTTTTCAAAAAACGTACTGCCGAAATTCTGGATCGACTTGGCGGTGTTGAGGTTTTGGATCTGTATGTTGGTTGGGTTCTTGCCCCTAAAAGCCTTGACTTCCAGGATCTGCTCCTGTGGGATTGGGCTAGGTGAACCCGTGTACGTGTACCATCGGCTGCCGTCAGGCTCTACCTTGGACTGAACCTCCGTGGCAGGAAGCCAGTAGATTTCATCATCGAGAAGCAAGGCCGTGCCGATACCGTAGAGTAGAGCGTCGCTGACAAGCATCTGCCAGAACTCATAAGCACCCATCATAGGGTTTGGCTCGACAGCCATCATTCGGCTTACAGGGTGTGACGGCATGGGACGACGTATTCCATCCTTGTCCACTTTCTCTACGGTCACGGCCATTGACGCAATCGTGTCTGAGATTTTGCTAACGCAAGCGTATACAGCAGACAGTGTTAGGGTGTCAGCCCCTGAGTTTAACGTAGAGTCACTAACTATAGTGCTCAACCAACCCGTGTGCGCTTGTGTAGGAAAGACAGGAGCGGCTGCTCTATCTTCCTTTTTAAGCCCAAAAATACGTTGAAAGAAGTTGCGTTCCCTGGCCATTGGCGCGAATATAACACATAGGTAGTGGCACTAGACGAATCTTTAGACTACATACCTACTACCGACATAAAGAACTCAAAGTCAGGAGCTACCTCTTCCTCTTCAAACGTAAGCATCTCTCCAAGGGCCATGATAGCGGACACAACTCCATCGATTTTATCTCCTGACTTTGACTTGTCTACCTTTATGTTTCCGCTAGGGTCTAGCTTTAGGAATACGTTACCCATCATCCAGCGTAAAACCTCATCGCCACCGTGATGAAGCTTGCCTTCTAACGCTAGCTTTTCGTAAAACTTTGAAGGAAACGACATAGATGCATATCCCTGGCCAAAAGGATCGCAAGGAACCCCGTCTCCGTCCAGGTCTCTGATTAGACTCAGTGAGTTCCACCTGTCGTAAGCCAGTCCTTTAATATTATACTTTTCAGAAAGGTTATCAGGGTCGTACTGAACCTTGCCGTCCATCACGTAATGCCCACTGATCATGCGTCTTATCACGTTGTAATCCGTCACGTTGCCTTTTGTAACGAATACATTATCATAAGTTTCTATGTTTGCGTATATATGGGCCTCGTCTTTTTCAAGCCTACGTTGCACAGCCCTTTCTGGCAAAAAGTAGTAGTTGTTAATTTGTATACCTTTGTCCACATCTCCAACAGCAACCGTGAACGCAGTTATGTCGTCCGTCGCGGCTAAGTCAAGCCCCATGTAAGCGTCTACTTTTTCTGAAGAAACGTCAATAGGCATGCTCAAGTTAGACTCGCACATCCACAAATCATCCTCAATCCAAATATCCTGAGCTCCGACAAACAGGTTGCAGTGCTTGACCATGAATTCAGTGATTGTCCTGCCACCATACAGCTTGGCATTGTTGCATTGTTTTTGGAGATAGTCCATACTGATCGAAGCGTCTAGTCCTGGGTTTGCTTTCTTCCAGGCTTCAGGATCATCCCACTCGTCTCCATCGTCTTTGTCTATCTCGTAGCACAAAAAAAGCAGGTTGTCGTTTATTACAGCACCGTC